AATTGACTGCACCATATTGGCAGCTTCAAGAAGACCCGCGGGAGTAGATGTATCTATATTAGCTAGAGCCGCTTGCAATTTTTCTCCAGTAGTCCTAGGATCGATCCCAAGCATAGGCTGTACTGCCCTGCGGATGTCTTCGTTACGCTGCACACCTAGCTGACCTGCCATTTGAGCAAGAGGAGCTAATGCTCTAGCCCGACCTGTAAGACCTGATGCAAGCAAACGCCCTTGCATTTGTCCTTGCTGTAGCAGTTTCTCCTGGCGTTGTTCAGGAGTATCAATAATGTCTGCAAACAGTGTAGATATATTTATAGCCATGATTATCTCCCTAAAAGACCTGAAACTGCATTTTCAATGTTGCCGATATCTTGCAGATTAGCATTTTTATAAGTGTTTGGATCGTAAAACCTAAAGTTAGGATCTGCAACAGTTCCTCCCGAAGAAGAATCTTTAGTTTGCTCACCCTTTAACAGATCAAACAGCCCTTGGAACTGCTGCTGACGTAGCGCATTAGCGAGTGCTGAGTAACCAAGCTGTGCTTCTAAAGTAGACTCTGCTAGTCCTGTTCCCAATCCTAAACCTGTGCTCTGTAAAGCTGACGCTAATCTTGCAGCTTCTAATGATGGCTGCAAATTAGCCAAGAGCTGTTGCTGTCCTTGATACGCACCTGGAATAGCTTGTAGCCCTAAGTCACCAGCCAAGGTCATTCTACCTCGTAGCTCTCCTAGTCCTGCTAATGTTTGCTGCGATGTTAAAGCTTGCTCTGCTCTTGCTTGTTCCATAGCTGTTAAAGCTGATCCAGCTTGCTGTTCTTGAATAGCTTTTTCTAATGCTAAAGCTTCAGGAGTGCCGCCAAACATACTGGTTCTAACTCCTGTTCTTCCTTGACCATACAAACGCTCCTCTAATCCCAGGCGTTGCCGCTCTTGTTCGGGTGCTTGCAAGGCTGTGAGATTATCCATAATCTCCTGCTCTCGCGTAGCTCTTGCCGCAGGGTCTTGAGTCAGCATATTAATAAGTGCTGTTTGCTCTTGCTCTCTTTGCGCTGGATCACTTAGCATCCCAAAGGCTTGAGAGCTAAACCCTAGCAATCGATTTTGCAAGGCTTGCTCTTCAGGGCTTAACGTAGCAGTTAACCCGCCAGTAGCTCCTATAGAGGCCTGGCTCCCTGTAGGAGTAGTAACACCGAATGGCTTGAACTGCGATTGGCGGCTAATCTCACCCATTAATCCGCCACTAGCCGCAACAGGAGGCATATCGCCATATACTGTTTTGACATCGCGCTCACCAAATTTTTCTATATCTCTAATTGCTTTTTCTTGAGCTGCTGCGCTACCTATAGCAGAGAGTAAACCTCCTGTAGTGCCGCCAATTAAACCGTCATACCAGGCCATTAGTAAGTACCTCCATCAATAGTTCCAAACGTAGACGTACCACTCACCGTTAGGTTAGCTGCGGTTACTGTTCCTGTGAATGTAGGAGATGCAGAGTTTGATTTACTGTTTACTGCTACAGCAATTGCATCGTACTCAGCCCCTACCTCAACACCTTTAATTACTTTAGCGGGGTTACCGCTAACCATAGCGTCTTTGGCAGCGAAGTTCGTGATCTTCGTGTAGTTAGACATTACACAATCCTTCCCATTAGGGCTTGAATATTAATTTCTTGCAAGGCAATTGTCTTGCCATCAACTGTAGTTTCTACGCCAACGGCTACTACTGTACCCTGTCCTGACGTATTAATTTTCTTTCGTTTTATTAGAGAAATGGAAGAAGAATACTCCGCTGTCGTATTAAATTCAGAAATATTGTATTGTCCCACATTAGAGGCTGGCAAAGTATACGCTTGTTTCTTGTATGCGCCTGAATAGTCGTATGCCCAGTTTAATACAACAGTAGATTCTGCTCCATCAAAGGTAGTTAAATTAATCTTCTTTAAGAATTTTAAATTAGCTGTGTCACCAAAGCTCAAAGGATGACTAAAATAACTTAATAAATAGCTGCTAGTCCCATCATTAAAGCCTGTGTATTGAGCAAGACCTGCACTGTTACCAATGTATAAATCTTCAGCAGCAGTATTAGCAAAGATTAATGGGTTAATATGCGACCAAGTAGTCGCCCTGTAGCTGCCATCTTGTAATGGAAAACGTGTATCAAAACAATACACTACAGCTAATTCTTGAAAGTTCAGCAACACAAACGCCTCACGCGGAGAGTAGTGCATGCTGATATTCCCTGTCTCTGCCGCAAAGAGGGATTTAATATCATTGTTTACATTCTTAGATATATCACCAATTGGTGCTGACTTCTCTTGAATTGTTCTAGCTAGGCTACGAACACCAGAATCATCTAAGAATATTAAGTCTTTACCAGTAGATACTACGGCATCTCTGGAAACACAGCCCACATTAGAGATAGTATCCGCGAGGGTCATGCTTGCTGGGCTTTCAGCTCCATCATATAAAACAATAGAGTTGCGCCCAAAGATCACCAGGAAACCATTGTGAGCGGCCAAAGCAACGATTGTATCGTACCCTGTAGGCCAGACTGTAGTTATGTCTATCGATCCTGTAGACCCTCCTGTCCAGTGTGTACCGTTGAGTAGATCAGACCAGTAGATCGTAGACTTATCGTTTGTAAAGTCTGCTACCCATAACCTACCGAACGCTGCGAGACACTCATTGCCCTGTGGCGGTGTTCCTGTTGCGTGTGCATGGGCAGACATCTTTTCTACTGTACCTGCATGGTCAGAATACAGCAGCGGTTCTTGACCACGCTGAAACATATACATATAGTCATTAAACGATACAAACTTCCAGTTGTTAGCAGAAATGGTATATGACCCAGGAGTGGCATCTACTAGAGTAGTTGTTCCTGTAAAGATTTTGTTATTACCTGCTGATAAAAATGTAATATCACCATCATTAGCTACGAACTCACCCATAGCTTCAATGCCATCAGAGCTACCTAAAACTGAAGCTCCGTTAGTTGAGATCATGCTATAACCTTTTCTTGCGGCTATTCTGCCCTCTTTATCAATCACGCAGTTATCTGCCACAGCCGAAAAGCTAGGCTCTTGAGCTAGTGGCGCGTCTTGGGTGTTAATACCCGCGAAGCCAGGTGCTGTTATTGTAATGCTCTGTAATTGTTGAGCCATCTATACCACCATGTAAGTTGTTTCTAAGGGGTATCTGTTAGCGTCTACTGCTATTGCATCTGATAACGCAGAAGAAGCTACGGCAAACTGCTCTGCTGCTGACTGACCACCTGTCTCACCTCTTTCGCGAAGAGCCATAGCATAGGCCATCTGTACAACAGGATGATACGGAACTTTAATCTTAGTAGCATCTGCTGTTAATAGGGTCTGTGGCGCAGCTATGTCAAATCTTAATGTATACACAGCGTCAGGCTGTGGATAAACCTTTACCTTTAGATCATCGTTATCATCTACTCCACTGACAATGTAATCAGTAGGAACTGCACTAGCAGGAGTTTGATTAAAGTATAGGTTGTCAAAATATGGGACAGTATTCAGCGTCAAAAAACCGTAACCACTACTGCTCATTGCTTGTTTAATAACTGCGCTTTGACCAGAGCCAGTAAGAGAATACTCTGCCTGACCAATTACTGTGGGTACTTCTATGGTGCTGCGTAATGCAGACCAAGTCCATGAGTCTTCTACTAGCTTTTTTGCATCATTTACTAGATCGCCTATCAAACCAGAATACGAAGTTTCTTGCGTAGTAGTTACTTCATCTTCTCTTAATCTGCGGAGGACGTTATTAATTGCTTCTAAATATGTCATCTACCTGCCTCCTGCGGCCTGTAAAAATCGCTCGAACATCCCAACTGGAATGTTATCTAGTTTCGTAAACTTTGGCTCAAACAAAATTGAATCTGCAATAGGTGTTTCATTAATGACTCGGCTAAACAATCCTATCATTCCATCAGCTCCATCAGCTCCATCAGCCCCATCAGCCCCATCAGCCCCATCAGCTCCGTCTAATCCATCTAATCCATCTGTTCCATCTAATCCATCAGCTCCATCAGCACCATCTAATCCACCAGCAGTATCTGTAGTATTTGTGGTATTTGT